TTGTGAGGCGATTGTGAATGCGTCGGATTTTGCTAGCCAGTGGTTTGAGTCGGTGACGGGTGAGCCTGCGCCTGATTTGGGTGCGCCGGTTGTGGCGTGGTCGATTGAGGCGGAGTTGCATAGTGGCAAGCGGTCACAGCCGATGTATGAGATTGATAAGCATGAGCAGGCGATACGGTGCTATTTGCACGCGGGGCAGTTGGCGGCGTGGGAGAGTGGTGCGCGGTTTGTGGTCGCCAATGGGGGCAAGCAATCGGGCAAGACGAGTTTTGCGCCATTGTGGGCATTGCGTGAGATTATCGACGCGGGGTATGCGGGGGATGGGCTAGCGGTATCGGCGACTAGTGATTTGACAATACTCAAGTTGCTCCCGGCGATGTTGGGGCTGTTGATTGATGAGTTAGGCATTGGGCGCTGGTGGGGTGGTGATCGGATTATTGAGTTGTGCAATCCGCAAACGGGCGCGTTTGGGGCGCGGCATAGCAAGGATCATGCGTCGATGCACGGGCGCGTTATCTTTCGTACTGCTGAGAGCGAGGCGCAAATGCAATCGGCGACGGCAAATTGGGCGGTCACGGATGAACTTGGCTTGTATAAGCGTAAGGTGTGGGACGATTTGCAGGGGCGGCTGGCATTGAACGAGGGGCGCGTACTCGCACCGACGACGGGGTATTTCAAGCGCATATGGTTTAAGGAGCTGGTGCAATCGCCACCGGATGGGGTGGACGTGGTGACGTTTGAGTCGCGTGCTAATCCGGCGTTCAGTGATGCTGAGTGGTCTAGACTGCGGGATAGTATGCCAGCGCATGAGTTCAACCTGAATTATCGTGGTGTGTGGTCGTCGCCGCCGGGTCTGATTTATGATGATTTCGTGGACGAGTATCGGGAGCATGGCGGGCATCTGGTACGGCGGTTTGATGTGCCGAAGCAATGGGCGCGTCATGTGGGCGTTGATCCGGGTGTGATTCATCCGGCTAAGGTGTGGCTGGCGCATGATGCCAATGAGGATGTGTATTATGTGTATCGTGAGGCGTTCGGCGCGGATAATAGTACATCGGGCGCAGGGGTACAAGACGATGATCGCATGACGAGCAAAGAACACGCGGCGGCTGATGTTGCGCTGGCTCGTGCGCGTGGTGAGCGGGTGGTGACGTGGGCGATTGGGGCGAAATCGGAGAAATACTGGCGCAGAGATTATAAATCGGCGGGGGCGAAAGGCGTGAAAGCGCCGGATACGGCGGAGGTGTGGGAGGGTATCGACCGCGTGATGTATCTGTTACGTGAGCATCGGCTGTACATTATGGATGATTGTCACGGGTTGTTGGGTGATATTCGGCAGTATGCGCGAGAGTTGGACGATAATAACGATCCTACTGATAAAATTAAAGATAAAGACACATTCCACTATGCGGATGCCTTGCGGTATATCGCGCAACAGGTGGTCAAGCGGAATAAATTAACGGTCGGAGTAGAGGTGGGCAGATATGCGTGAGGAAAATTATAGGTCTAGCATTAGTCTAGGCATGATACAGCAAAAACTAGCGCCCTATGTGGATGATGCGCGGTGGTTGGCGAGCGAGGGTGAGCGTGCGGATTATGTTGATCTGTATCGCGACTATTACGAAGGGCGGCATCGGCTTAAATTAACTGCTGAGATGCGGCGGATGATGCAGATTAGCGATTCACGCTCGGATAGGTACAATGCGAATTATGCGAAGAAGGTGGTCAATGCGATGGCGGATCGGCTAATCCTGAACGGCATCCAGTGCGGGAATGATGAGGCGCAGGCGTGGGTTGATGGTGTGCTGACAGATAATCGGCTGGATGGATTGCAGATGGACGTGCATCAGGCGGCGTTGCGCGACGGCATCACGTACGTGATGTGCGAGACGGATAACGAGGGGCGGACGACAATCGCACACGAACGCGCGTTTGATGGGTATCGGGGCGTGATTAGCGTGTGGGATAGCACGGGTAATTATATTCTGGCGGCGGCGAAAGTGTGGCATGATCTGGATGGCGTGGAGCGGGTGAATGTGTACTATCCTAATCGTGTGGATAAGTGGCAAGTGGTCGAGGTCGAGAATGCCAAAGGGAGATTGGTGCGCGAGATGGTGGAATATGCGCCGGCTGAGATGCTTGAGCGCAACGGGATTAACACGGGCGTGCCGATTGTGGCGTTCGTGAATAACGAGAAGCCACACGGGGCTAGCGAGCTGGTGGACGTGATACCGTTGCAGGATAGCCTCAATCGTCAACTGATTAGCATGGTGATGAGTGGCGAGTTCGCGGCGTTTAGCATCATGCTGGCGAAAGGGTTCTCTGCACCGGCGGCGCTCACACCGGGCATGATTATCGAGGTGCTGGCTAAAAACTCGGATGGTAACGCGGTGATGCCCGAAGATGACGAGATGGCGAAGGCGCTGGCTAATTATTACGGGACGGTATCGCTGGATCGGATCGAGGGCGGGTCGCTTGAGCAGTATATCAAGGCGATGGACTTTATTATTGAGCAGATTGGCACGGTGACGGATACGCCTCTGCCGGGCGTGGTCGGTGGCGGGAATAGTGGCGAGTATTTGAAACAGTTGGAGGTCGGTCTGTTGGGCAAGGTGCGACGGGCGCAGGTGTCATTCGGCAATAGCTGGGAAGATGTGATCTATCTGGTGTATCGTCAACATCTGGCGTATGCGTCGCAAACTCCGCCAATGCTTGAGGGGTGTTCGGCGCGATGGCGGGATGCACAGGTGCGAAATGATGCCGAAATCATGTCGATGGCTAATCAGCTGCATCAGATGGGGTATGAGCGCGAGGCGTTGCGCGTGTTGGGGCAATCGTCGCTGATTAACTGGAGCGAGAATGATATAGAGCGGATTATTGATGAGAAGATGACGGACGTTGCGCGGTCAATGCGTGGGGCGCTAGCGCAAGTGAACGGGTTCGAGGGTTTCGCTCCGCTGGGGTGAGAGGGCGATAGGCTAGGATTATCGAGGCGTGCCGGTGCCGGTGCGTCTTTTTGATTCGGGTTAGGGCGATATAAAGAGGCTTCTAGGTATGTGATGCAATTTGAATATTACCCCTTGCCAAGATATTATCTTGGTGTTATGCTATGTACGTAAGGTTGATAACGACTTAGACAAACTCAAACTTTAGGAGATGCACATGGCAAACGCAATGCGTGAATTGCAAGACTTACGCAAATGGCGCACAACTGACGAGTTTTAAGTTTTAGCAATGACTAAGAGAATTAGCCTAGTCCTCGATGAGCAACTACTCATCGCTATCGAGGACAAGATTAAACAGTTGAAGGTCACGCGGTCGCAATACCTGCGTGATCTTATCGCTAGCGATACGGGCGTAACACCCGCTATCGCCCCGTACGGGGGTAATCGTATCACACACACGTATGAATGCCGAGTGTGTGGAGAGCGCATTACGAGTGACCGTATACCGATGGAATGTCGGGCGTGCGGCGAAGAAATATTCGATATAGTAGACTAATCGCCCTGATGGGCGGGGAGAACTGAAATGAAACGACTTATTGCAGTTAGAAGCACCAAAAAGGTGTTTGAACACAACACCGAAGTAAGCGAGAAAAAAGAAATGAAAATCGGGGATGTGCGAGTAAAGACCCAGCGCACCTTCCCGTATCGAGAAGGACGCGCTAAAAACTGGTCATTTCTGATGTTTGGAGATGAAGATGACCAATTTATAGAATTGGGAGAGTACCCCCTGAAGAAGTCAATAAAGGCGCTTTTAAAGCAAGAGCAAGAATCAGATTAATTGGTAGGGCAAGATAAGCGGGTTTCTATAGATGTAAAATTAGCCTCTGCAGATGCAGGGGCTTTTTTTGTTTGTGCGATGTTGCGCGTGGGGTGTGCGATGATAGAGATCACAACATGTGTATACACGAGAGAAGGATTTTATTATGGCTGATTTGAGTATTACGGCGGGTAATGTGGCGTGGGTATCGGGAACGCGCCCGAAGATGGTTACTGGCGGTGCGACGATCACGCGAGGGCAGGCGTTGTATAAGGACGATTCGGACAATGAGTATAAGCTGGCTGATGCTGGCGCGGTGGGGACTGCGGTGCTGGATGGTATCGCGCTGACGGATGGCACGGATGGTGCTGAAATGTTGGTTGCGCCACGTGGGGCGACGCTGAATATCGGGGCGACGACGACGGCGGGGACGATTTATGTGATCAGTGAGACTGCTGGTGGTATCGCGCCCGTAGGTGATTTGGCAACGGGTGATTTTGTGGTGGTGGCGTTCGTTGGTAGTGGCACGGCGAATGTTGAGATTATCGCTCAGCCGGCGACGGGGATTGAAATACCGTAATGGTTGATAATCGCAGGATGCCGCCGCAACGCGGGACGATTGCGGATGTGGTGCGGTCGTTGCTGGATAGTCGGTATCAGGATACGGCGCGGGTGGTGCTGGATGCTATCGCCCGAAGCACGAACAGCGGCTTGATTGCGCGGCGGCTGGATGAGCTGGACGCTGAGGCGCGGCGCTTGGCGGAGGCGGGGCAGAGGCTTCGCCCGGATAACCCAATGTTGCGGGCGGTGCTTGCTGATGTGCGGGATGAGTTGCAGGCAGCTGCGCGGTTGATTGACGGTGCGGCGGAGGCTATCGAGCGGACGGGGATAGATGCGAGTGGGACTATCCAGCGTCAGCTTGCGTTGCCGGGGATGACGGATGCACAACTTGAGGCGATAGGCATTCGGTGGATAGCGCCTGATCCGGAGGCTATTCGTCAGTTGGTGGATTATGTGGATAGCGCGGCGTGGTCGCAGACGCTGAGTCAATATCCTGATGAGGTGGTATCTGTGATACGTAATCAGGCGATACGGGGAATGGCGGAGGGGTGGAATCCGCTTAAGACGGCGCGAGAGATTGCACGCACGACGGGGGCATTGCCACAATCACAGGCGAATACGTTGATGCGGACGTTACAGCTCACGTCATATCGGGATAGCACGGCGGTGCATCAGCAGGCGAATATTGACCTAGCCGAGCAGATTATACGGATAGGTACTCGTGATTTGCGGATGTGCCTTTCGTGTGTTGCCCAGCATGGGGATGTGATATGGGACAGCCGGCGCGATGCTGGCGCTCCTGTGCCGCGTGTGAATGACCACCATAACGGGCGGTGTACGTCGGTGATGCGGGTGGTTGGTCGTCCGGTGAGCGTGCAATCCGGCGCGGATTGGTTTGCGGGGTTATCGCGTGCTGATCGGGTGGCGCTGGCGGGGGATGCAAATTTGAGTGCGTTGGATGCTGGTGCGGTATCGTTGCGGGATTTTGTGCATGATTATACTGATCCGGTGTTTGGTGAGATGCAACGGGAAGCGAGTTTGCGGGGGATATTGGGTGCGGGTGCGGAGCGATATTATAGGCGTAATCAATCGTGAGGATATGATGGCGAATACAGATTATGATGTGAATGCGATGACGGATGATGAGATGCGGGAATACCTGCTGAATCGGGCATCGGATAAGAAGGCGGAAATCTTCGAGGCGTATATTGAGCGCGTGCGTAATCAGGCGTTTAAGCGCGGGTTCGTGGCAGGGCGGCGGGGGCGATAAATTTATTGTGCGATAAGTGGCGGCGGATGTGTTATTTTTGCATCAATAGAAGGCGCGTTATCGTGACCTGATGATAATCGGGACGCTGATTGCAGGGGTGAGGGTGACGGGCTATGACAGATAATATCGTGCGCGAGATGCGACGATTTATAGAAAGAGGGCGAGATGCCAGACGAAAATAATCAAGCTGAGACTACTGATAACGCTGATGTTAATCGTGATGATGGCAACGGCGGGACGAACGACAATGATCCGGCTAAGTTAGCGGAAGCCTTGCAGAAACGCATAGCCGAGCGTGATGAGACGATCAATACACTGAAATCGCGGCTGGATGCTATCGAGGCGGCGCGTAAGAAGCAACTAGAGAATAGTGGCAATTACGAGCAGCTGCTGAAAGAGCGCGAGGCAGAACTAGAGAGCCTGCGCCCATCGGCTGAACGAGCTAAGGCGCTGGAAGATGCGATTCGGTCAGATAATGATAGCCGGATCGAGCAAGTGCCAGAGGCTAAGCGGACGCTGATACCCAGTGACTATCCACCGGAGAAACTCAAAGCGTGGTTGACGGCGAATTGGCGAATGCTGACGAGTGACCCGGCTCCGAATTTGGATGCTGGTGCTGGTGCGGGTGCGGCTGGTGGCTCGGCGGTGCGCTTGACGGACGAACAACGTCAGATGGCGCGGCGCATGGGCATGTCGGACGAACAGTATGTTGAGGCGATGAAAAAAACGGGGCGACTCTAATACGAATACGCCCCGTATATATGACAATCTAAGGAGTGAATAATGAGTGATACTAGCTTAGGCTTCAAATATATGGGGCGCTTAGGTAATACGCACGGTGAGACGGTGCGTAAGTTCCTGTTTAAGGATACCGAAACGCTGACCAAAGGCGATCTGGTCAACCTTGAGACAGGTGAGGTCGATTTAGGGGCGACGGGTGACACGGCGTTCGTCGGGATGGTACTCGAAACGAAAGCGGGTACTGATAGCACGACCGAGATTGAGGTCATTGTCGATCCGGATGCGGTGTATGCGGTGTATGATGCGAATGCGCGTGCAATCGGGGCGACGCTCGACATTGCTGGCGCTACTGGCGCGATGACTGTTGCATCAAGCAGTAACGCGGATTTAATCGTGGTCGGTGGGACATCCGCCGACGAATGGACGCTCGTCATGATTAATCATGGCTCGCATTTCCTGAACTAATTCAGAATAGAGAGGATTAATCATGTTACGTCAATCACAATTTGATAGCGTACTAACGCCAATCATTTATCATCATATCAACCTCGGCATCAACAATGTGCCGAGCTTGCGCCCGCGTATTTTCAACGTGCAGACCAGCACACTCGCCACCGAGAAAGGTACGGGCATGGGCGGGATGAGCGTTGATGCTTGGGATGCCTATAAGGACTCAGGCAAGAAGGGGCGGATGGACTTCGACCAGCTGTATACGCAGGACTATACACACGTCGAATACCCCGTGGAGATCGTCGTTGAGAAGCGCCTGCTGATTAACGACCAATACCGGCAGATCGGGAATTACCTGCAACGGGTGGGTATCAGCGCGGCGCAGAAAATGGACGTTGATGCGGCTAGCCTGTTCAACAATGCGTTCTCGACTAATCACACGTGGAGCGATGGCAAGCCGCTGTGTGCGGATGATCATCCGGTTAGCCCGAATGAGTCAGGCACGACTTACACGAACGAGGGTACATCTGCGCTAACGCGGGCATCGGTATCGAGTACCCGCGTCGAGATGATGCGGTTCAAAGACGATCGGGGCAACGAAATCGGCGTGATGCCGAACGAGCTGATCGTCCCGCCGGAGCTGGAGGACACGGCGTATGAAATCGTGAGCAGTGTGCTTGTGCCGGACAGCGCAAATAACGCGGCAAACGCGCAACAGGGGCGGTATAGCGTGATCGTTAACCCGCGACTGTCGGATACCAATGCGTGGTTTATGTCGGATGGCGTATGGCGGCAACAGGTCGTGAACTGGTATGAGCGCGAGACGATGGACATTATGCTGGTGCGCGAGACGACGACTGAGGTCGTGTATGAGGTCAAGCTGCATTACTCATACGGTGTCGATGATTGGCGCTGGGTGTACGGGCATAATCCTAGTTAAGTGATTTCGCCCCTTCCCGTGACCCCTTGCTGATTGGCTGGGGGTTTATGGGTTCGCTATAGCAAACCCTTACAGATTAAGAGGAGATTGATATGAGTAATACGAACTTTCCGAACGGTGTGAGTGTCGGTGGGTATGTTGATTTCGTCGATGTGACGATTACGGTCGCTGCTGAGAATACGAACGTGATCAATGTGGATATTGATGCGCTGGATGCGACTGGCGACAACGTGGATCGTGCTGTGTCGTTTATCGCATGGGTGAGCGATACGGCTGCTACGGATATTGCGGGGACGGTGCCGGATACGGTGGCGGCTGGCACGAATGGCTCGGTTGCGGCGTTGATCACCGGCGGGTTGCTGGTGGTGACGACGGATAGCTCTGGTAATGTCGATATTGATATTACGGAAGATGGGGCGGACACGTGGTATCTGAACATTCTGCTTCCGAATGGGCGCGTTGAGTCATCGGGTGCGATTACGTTTACGACCTAATCACATCCATAGAATACCAATTATGGGGAGGCAGATATGGCGCTAGTCAATAAGACGGTGACGGTAACGCCGGCGCTGACTATCTCGACATCGGCGTATGCTGATGGGGATGTAGTTGGGGGGCGGTTGAATTTGAATGATTTGTGCGGGGGTGCTGGTGGTACGGTGCGGAGTATCCTGCTGGTGGATGATGACGCTGAGAGCGCGGCGGTGTACGTGTACTTTTTCGATGGTCAGCCTTCGGATATTGCTGATAACGCGGCATTCGCGCCAACGGTGGCGGATTTGAGTAAGCTGGTGGGGCGCGTGGCGTTATCGAGCTACACGACGCTGAATAGCAATACGTATGCGCTGAGTGCGGATGTGAATTTATCACATGGTACGGGGGCGCTGTGGGCGTATCTCGTGACCAATGGTAGCACACCGACGTATACAGCGACGGATGATCTGACGCTGAAAATCACGGGCTGGGTGGATTAGTCATGGGTGGGCTTCCGCTAAAGTATTTAGTTTTGGGGGCGGATGTGTTGTCGATGGCGCAATCGCTAGGCACGCTGGAATTAGCGTTGCTGATGGACGAAGTATCAGGTAGCACGCTAAACGACGACAGCGGTAATGATCGAGATTTTACGCTGTCGGGATCGCCATTGTTAGGCGAGCCGGGTTTGTCGTCCAAATCGGGTACGGCGGTCAGTTGGGATGGTAGCACGTCGTATGCACAGGCGAGTACGAGCGCACTGGGGCGGCTGGGGTGGTCGTATATG